GAACGGAATCCATTTCGTTGTTCACACTTTGCGACCGTACATTCAGAAACTAGAAACCGCATATTCGCGCCTTCTGCCTTCGGAAGTGTTTCTGAAGTTCAGTGTTGAAGGCTTGTTGCGTGGCGACACCATGTCACGATTCGCTGCATACTCCACAGGTATTCAGGCAGGGTTCTTGAACATCAATGACATTCACAGGCTGGAAGATATGCGATCTGTTGAAGGTGGCGATGTGTATCGCGTGCCATTGGCGAACATTGATTTGAACGCAGCGAACCTGACGGAAACAGAAAAGCGTGTGAACATGCTGCGCACTTTGGTGTTCTCTGGTTTCTCACCAGAAGATGCTTTGAAGGCTCTTGGTTTGCCAGAGATCGCACACACTGGTGTTCCTTCAACACAGTTGCAACCTTTGCAGAATGTGAATCCTGATGATCCTGCGAGCGCATATCCATGATTATTGAAAAATATATTCTGACAACTGCAACAGCACAACGCATCATTTCTAGGAGTGCTAATCCGCAGAAGGTTGCAATTCATAATCATGAAGAACAAAACAAGCATGATGTGTTCATCGGCAATGAAAATGTTTCTGCTACGACAGGTTTTCACATTCCACATACTGAAACATTGCAACTGATTGTGAATCCGAATGAGGAGTTGTGGGCGATTGCTCTTGGTGGCGATTGTGATGTGCGCATTCTAAGGCAGGTTTTCTGATGCCGTATTTCATTCAGAAAGATCATCCTGATTGTTCAGGATGGGCAACAGTGAAAGCCGATGGTGAATTGCTTGGTTGCCACATGACAAAACAAGATGCGATTGATCAGGCTGTTGCTGTTGCACTTTCTGAGGGTTCAACATTTGATGGGGAACTGCGAGAACTGCCACAGAACTACAGACCAGCAACAGCAGCAGATGTGCCAGAAGGAAGAGCGTGCGGAAACTGTGCGTTCTTCAATGAAGAAAAACTTGCTGAAGATGGTCGCGCTTTCTGTGAACAATGGGATGAATATGTGCAAGGAGGGTTCTATTGCAACGCATGGAAACCTAAGAACGCATATCGGCAAACTGGTGCTTCTACTCCTGCACCGAAAAAGGATCAGATCACAGGCAGTGACACCAATCCTGCAGGTTCTGCTTCAGGCAAATCTGGTGGAATTGAAATCAGTGCCGAAACAGAAACAGCATTGCAAAACAAAGTTGATGAACACAACAAAACGATGCGTGAAGAAAACAAACCTGAATGGACACGCACAACGATGGGTGCAGTGAAGGCTGTATATCGGCGTGGTGCTGGTGCGTTCTCAACTTCTCACAGACCAAACATGACTAGAGCGCAGTGGGCTTTGGCGCGTGTGAATGCGTTCTTGTATCTGGCGAGAACTGGCGCACCAGAAAATGCGAACTATGTCACTGACAACGATTTGCTGAACGAAGATCATCCACGCTTTTCACAGATGCGTTCAGTGCGCGAACTGCGTGCTGTTGATTTGTCTGCACCAGAGTTCATGCGCGACAATGCACGCAGAGGATTGCGCTTGTATGCCGAAGGCAAAGGTGGCGATGGTCTAGTTCCGCAAACAATTACGGATGCGCGCAGAATGGCTGCTGGTGAAATCAGTGAACAGAAGTGGCGCAAAATCTATGCGTGGGTTGCGCGTCATCTTGTGGATTTGGAAGCAGTTGAAGATGGCGAAATCACTGCAGGTGTGGTTGCACATTTGTTGTGGGGATCGGGTGCGACACGCTCAGAAGCGTTACGGACTCAGGCTTATGCGAAACGGATCATTGATCAGTTGGATGCTGAGGAACGAAGCCTTGAATACAACATTCATGCGTGGACACACAAGCAGTGGTTGTTGTATGACGCACTAGAAGAGATTGCTGAGCGCACAGGCAAATGGGTGAAGGATGCCTATGGTGATGGCGCACACTATGTGGAAGAGTCACCGTTTCAGGATGAAGGTTTGATCTGTGCGAACTGTGCTTTCTATCAAGGTGGTCAGGCTTGCGAAATTGTTGAAGGTGGAATCAAACCGAATGCAGTGTGCAAGTTTTGGATCATTCCGAATGTGTTGATCACTGATGCACGCATGCAATCAGGTGAAGCATATGGTGGCATGACAAGCAACATGGATGATGATTTAGAATCAGATGAACCAGATGATTTGGATGGTGAGTGAAAATGGAAATACGCAAAATCAATGTGCAGGATTTTGAGATACGCGAAGAGGGCGATGGGATGTCTTTTCGTGGATACGCTGCAGTGTTCAATTCTCCTTCTGAACCTTTGCCATTCACGGAAACAATTCGGGCTGGTGCGTTCGGCAAATCGTTGCGTTCGCGTGCCACAATCAAAATGTTCCTGAACCATGACAGCACACTTGTTCTTGCTTCCACACGAAGCAAAACTTTGAAACTGACTGAAGATGCAACAGGGTTGTTGGCAGAGGCACAACTGCCAGATACCACCTATGCGCGTGATCTTGCTGTGTCCATGAAGCGTGGCGATGTTGATTCCATGTCTTTCGGTTTCACTGTTCCTTCTGGTGGGGATCGCTGGTCGGATGATGGGATGACACGCGAACTGCGCCAAATCAAACTGCATGAAGTTTCTGTTGTGACTGGTTTCCCTGCTTACACTGCAACAACTGCACAGGTGCGTTCCATTGATGCGCTTGCACAGCGCACAGGTTCTGATGTGGATCAACTTGCTGATGCGCTCACTGTGCTTGAAGCAGGAATGAATCTGAGTGATGATCAAGCAGCGTTGCTCACTGAAACTGTTGCGAAACTTCGCAACGATCCTTCTGCACCTGTTGCACTTGACATCAAGCGCAAGCAACTTGATCTGCTACTTAATAAGATCAACTAGTTGCACAAAACTTTTTTTTGATGTTCAATAGATGATGTGTCTGTGTCCCACAGCACGCTGATCTTGTGCGTGTCCCACGCCTATCAAACACATCTATCCATTTTTCTATTGATAAGGAAATCAAAAAATGTCGTACATTGACAAGCAAGTTGAAATCCGTCAGCGCGCATGGGAAGAGGCAAAAGCACTTCTTGACGGCGCAGAGGCTGAAGGTCGCGATCTTTCTGGCGAAGAGTCAGAAAAGTATGATCGCATCACGAAGGAACTTGAAGAGCGTGCAGCAGTCATCGCAAAGTTGAAGGCTGATGAAGAGCGCGAAAACAAGTTTGCTGCAGCAGCACACGGAATTGAGACACAGGTTCGCAACACTGCAACCGTGAATCACGATGCAGAACTGATCCGTTCGCTTGCGCGTGGCGAGATTCGCACCGCCAATTTTGAGCGTCGCGATGTGACCACCGCCAGCACTGGCGCACCAGTTCCAACTTCGTTCTATGCAGAGATCATGAAGCACATGGTTGTTGCTTCTCCAATGCTTGAAGTTGCAAACATCATCCGCACCGCTGGTGGCGAGAACCTTCAAATCCCACGCACCAATGCATACAGCACTGCTGCACAGGTTGCACAAGGTTCAGCATTCGCTGAAAGCGATCCAACCTTCCAATCGTTCTTGACGCTTGGCGCATACAAGCATGGATTCCTTGTCCAAGTTTCACGCGAAATGGTTGAAGATTCTGGTGTTGATCTGCTTGGTTTCCTTGCAGAACAGGCTGGTATCGCAATCGGTGTTGCGCTTGGTTCGGCAACCACGCTTGGTTCTGGAAGCAACGCACCAACAGGAATCATCACTGCAGCAGGAACTGGTGTCACTGGTTCAACCGCTGTCACTGGTGCATTCACCGCAGACAACCTCATTGATCTTGCTTACAGCGTGAACAGTGCCTATCGCCGCATGCCAAACACTGGCTGGCAGATGAAAGGCACAACGATTGCTGCAACACGCAAGTTGAAGGACACCTATGGTCAGTACTTGTTCCAGCCTTCGCTGCAAGCAGGTCAGCCTGATCAGTTGCTTGGCTATCCAATTTGGGAGAACCCAGACATGGCTGCTGTCGGAACTGCTGCAAAGTCGGTTCTGTTCGGCAACTACCGTCAGTATCACATCCGCCTTGCTGGTGGCATTTCATTTGATCGTTCAGATGACTATGCATTCGCCAATGACCTGATCACCTTCCGCGCGCGCGTGCGTGCCGATGGTGGCTTGGCTCAACAGGGTGCAGTGAATGTGTTTCTTGGTGGTGCTTCCTGATCTAATCAGGGACAGTACAACTGAAGAACTAGGATTTGGGTGGCAGCGCGCGCAGGGCTGTCACCCATTTTCTATGTCTAGGAGGAATTGTGAATGCTGGTGATAATCAAAAACACACCGATGGATTTGCCAGAAGCGGAAGCACATTTTCTGCTTCAAGCAGGATTGGCGCACTTACCAGAAACGCGACCATCAAAACGAAAGAGCAACTTAGAATCCTCTGGTACTCCAACGCACCTTTCACCGCAACAGGTTACGGAGTCCAAACCGCCGACACGATCACGCGCTTCAAAGAAGAAGGACACGAAGTAGCAGTTGCTTGCAACTATGGGATCGCTGGTGCGCCTTCAATGTGGAACGGAATCAAATTGTTTCCGACAGGTTCTGCACCATATTCGGATGATGTGCTTGCAGCGCATTATGCGGAATGGACAACAGGAAGCAAACTGAATCCTGTGCTTTTCACATTGTTTGACGCATGGGTATTCAACATCAATTTTGTGAAAGATATTCCACGCATTTGCGCGTGGACACCTGTTGATCATGTTCCTGTTCCGCCGCGCGTTTTGAACTTTCTTGCACAACCGAATGTGACACCAATCGCAATGTCAAAGTTCGGATTGGAACAGATGCACGCTGCAGGGTTGGATGCTGTGTACATTCCGCATGGCATTAGTGACACTTTCAAACCAACCACCAAATCTGTGTTCGGCACAGGTCGCGAACTGATGCAAGTGGAAGATGACAAGTTTGTTGTGATGATGAACAGCGCAAACAAAGGTGCTGCACCTTGT